TAGGGTAGAAAACTGATATTTTCCTTGATTGAGCCACCGGGAACGTCCACATCCCTGAATTCTCCCGGCATTATCGGGGTATCATCACCTTTAATCCGCAATCCACGGGATTTCAAACCTCCCGGAAGGTTAGCAAGCGTCCCTGCGTCCACAAGTTGGCGCAAGAGGGAGGTTGCGCTTTTGGCGAGACCGCCAATCATGTGGATTAGTCCAAATCCGTAGAAGCCAAGTCCGGGCATGTACTGATAATGAACAAAATGTTCACGTTTCATGCGCTGTGAGTCGTCTTCGTAGTAATTTCTGCGTATCGACAGCACTTTTCGGGAGCTTAAATCGATACTGACCACGTAAGGCAAGGCAATTCCTGTCGGTTCGCCCCTTTGTGTGTCCTCAAAACCTGCCAAATCAAGCTCAACCTGTATTTCAAGTATGGTATGACGGGCATCTAGGTCGTAAGTGGAAGAGTTTCCTGTCAACTCCTCGTATTTGTGTTTTATTTCGTCTGTGTCTTCGCTTGCCTTGCCAATATCAACGTCCGAATAGAAACCTGCCACCTGCATTTTACGGATTTCGTTGCTTGAACGCTTCATGACATGAGTTGCACGTTCACATGTTGACAGGTCAGATGCCCCGTAGCTCACAATAAAGTCTTCTGCGGGTACAAACATACTGCAAGGCCGACCCATGTTGGGATCGAAGTACACTTTTCTAAATGCAGAGCCTGCTAATGGCAGAGAAAACAGCAATCGTTCCGTCTCGGAGCGATATTCCGACATCTTTTCAGTGACAAGGTAGTTCAAATAGTCCTGAACCCTGTGCGCCTGCTTCTCTTTGTCCTCGTCAATCACACCAACAATGCTGGTCTTGACGGGGCCAGAGGCAGGAAACAGTTCCTGTATGGACTGGGACTGAAACTTGATAACCGATTCTGTTAGTAACGGATGAAACACACCACAAGCACCATCCCAAGGGGTGGTTCTGTCTTCATGCTTCAAACCCAGAAGGTCAAGTCCTTCTATATAAGTCCTTTCCCAGTCTGCTCGGCTTTCTTTGTCAGACCTGTAATACCCGATTAACTCACTGGCAAGAGTAGAGAGATCATTGTCTTCCATGAAGTCTGCAAGGTTCGCGTCAAACGGAACCATGCCCATACTTGATGCGTCTGGATCAAAATCCAGTATTACGCCTCCGTCAGGTGTCTCTATAGACACAGCCTCTGGATTTACAATTTCGATCTCTACCGCCTCGTCTGGCGACAAAGCACCTGCCATCATGTCAGGTGTTGCAAGTGGCTTTTCAATTGCCATTTAAGTTATCCGTTTTTACGAAACTTCTGTGGTCTTGCTGCTCCAGATCCGCGAGCGATAGTGGCCTTTGTTGCCATTTTTGTTTTCTTTCCACCCTTCATAGCCATTTTAGTTTTTTTGCCACCCTTCATAGCCATTTTGGTTTTCTTACCGCCTTTCATAGCCATCTTGGTCTTTTTGCCACCTTTCATAGCCATCTTTGTTTTCTTGCCGTAAGCCATCTTTTTCTTGGTTGCCATCTTGGACTTCTTCATCGCCATTTCAATAATCCTCTGCATACAAATTGTTGAAGGTATTTTCTGCATCCATGTAGCTGAAGTCACCCTCTGCACTTAACACCCACTGACTGGGTGCAAAATCGGGTGCGCCATCACCACATGCCCACAACGCTGGGTTCGTCACCCTGACCCTGTTGTTGGGAAGTGCAACTATATTACCAGTCCATTCACCTGCATCAAGTAATTCAATTACATGACTCTGCTTGTGCTGGGCTGGATCATCACTAATATGAGAATCGGTATAATCGACAGTGAACATATACTTGCCTGTATAGAACTCGCCATCTATTTTACAGATCCAAGGGCTTGAACTTGTCCTGTCCATGACGTAAACCGCGTGATTGCGTGAACTGCAATCCCAAGGTTGCGCCAGATGAGGTGTCATTGGTTCAGGCCACTCTTCTAAAACGGTATCGCCCACCAGCGCACTGATCGGCATTCTTGCCCACATTGCCCCGCCGTGGACATTCTCGTCATCGTTATCATAGGTCTCCGCGCCAGTAAACACAACCTGAAAACTCAAAGACCTGTCAGGTATGGTGGTAACAGCGATTGCAAGCGCATGAAGATACTCGCCATGATAATCGTTGTGATTGTAAGTATATTCTCTTCGCACCCAGCATTTGAAATGCGGGATGTTCGATTGCAGATATGCCATGTAACAGCCTTATCAGTAGTATGCAGCAGTCCTCGGATAGAACGGCTCGTCTTCTTCATCAGAGTTCAGCCTGAGAAAACCACCCTGCCTGAACCTGAGCAACGCCTGAGTGGATGAGTCCACCAGATCGTCGTGATCACCTGAAGGAAAAGCGGCAAACTCCTCAACCACTTCCTCAGCGAATCGTCTTTCGGGTCGCCACACAATACCTGATGCAAACATATCAGATACCGCGTTAACCCTAGATATCTTATCATTACCGCGTGACGGGGTATATTCCGAAACCATAATACCCATCGCCCTGAGTTCAAAAATCAATGGCGTACCTGCGGCCTTGGCTTCAACAATACAGGCATCGGGTTCCCAGTCTACATAAAACTCATAGGCTTTCTTTTTAAGCTCTGGAAACTCCAGCCTTTCCTTGAACGAGTCAAGAAGAATAATCTGGGGTATGGTCTTACCTTTATCATCGGGTGCATAGAAAACACCCCATGTTGTACAGGCAGAGTAGTCAGCCCGTTCCGTTTTAAGAAAGGCGGTATCCCAAGACTGTATAATAAACTCACAAGGGGGCGGGTTATCCTGCTCCCATATCTTCCACCAGTTGCGTTTGATTAACGCCCCTTCCTCTGAGGTCGGGTTCTGCTGGTATTGTGCATTCCATTTGGATGACGGCAGTTCTTCCCTGAGAGCGACCAGTTCCTGCATGGGCCAGAACTCAGGCCACAACGGTTGCTCTGACGGCATGATGGCGGGAAACTCGATCACTTCCCACTGATCAGATCCCAGTCTCTTGGTCGATGACCTTATGATCTGCCCCGTCAAATCTCTTTTGTGCCAGCGTGTCATCACTATAATGATGGCACCTCCGGGCTGTAATCTCTGTCTTGGCCCCGATGTGTACCATTCATGTGCCTTATCAAAAACAGACGGATCACCACTCTGGCCTTCCTGCTCAGAATGAGGATCATCGATGATCAACAGGTCAGCACCTTTACCCGTCACTGCCCCGCCAACACCGATGGCGAAGTAATCGCCTCCTTTACTGGTACTCCATCGACCTGCCGCTTTTGAGTCTGCTCTGAGACTGGTATTCGGAAACAGATCCTTGTAGTCCTCGCCATCCACCAAGTTACGAACTTTACGCCCAAACCCAACACTTAACTCGGCAGTATGCGCCGTCTGGATAACTTTCTTCTCTGGGAACTTGCCCAGAAACCATGAAGGTAATAAATAAGAAGCAAACTCGGACTTTGTATGTCTGGGCGGCATGTTCACAATCAGCCGCTTCAGATCACCACTAGCGACACGCTCAAACGCCTCCGCCATTATTTTGTGGTGCCTACCCTCAATAAATGCAGGCCATACCCTGCGAACAAACCCCATGAAGTAATCACGGGCATATTCCTTCGCTTCTGCATCCTCTAGCTCCTCGATCAGTTCAAGGATCTGCGCCTGCTCCGCAGCAGGTAGGTTTGGAATCTGTTTTAATAACGCTGGATCTATCTGGTCAGCTAAAGACACTACTAACTAGCTTCCAATTCCAAGACTTGAAGATCAGGCTTAAATACCTCAACTAAAGACTGGCATTCTTCATTGGGGCAAGTAAGGTAAGTCACCATAATAGTCGGTGCAAGCTCACCACCTCTTAACCAAAGATGATGATCTTCTTCCTCATCAACATCATGGTCGCTACCCCATATAAGCTCATTGTTGCAATGCCAGCATTTCATTAGTTTAACACCACCTTTTATTCAGGCAGGGGTTTCCTACTGTTATAGAACCGATCCGTTTAGAACCGAAAAGCGTTTTATCTAAAAAATAAAAAACCGAACATTTCCGTGTTCGGTTCTACAGGCCATTTACGGAAGGTAACATTTAATAAACGTGATACCTTTAATGACCTTTCAGATACAGTCATATCCATATGATAACAATTTTAGGGGGTTGACAAATAAAGTCAACAAAAAAATGCATAAAAAAAAATATATATATCAAGGGTTTAAAAAATGGAAAAAAATTATAAAAATTTTCCGGTTATTTTGAAACGAAAATACACTGTAAATCAAATCCCTTTTTACCACGGGCGATTAAGTTTTCAATTACGGTATCTCTTATCCACCTGCATTCTTCCATAGAAGGAAAGCTGTCATACAAGACTACGTGATCCATATAAAATAAATATAAATTATACATGTTTGAAATTTTACTATTTGTTTGAGCAAAAGCCTATATATAGATATACAGGTACTTGACAGGCCACAGGGGGGGTGGGGGTACAAGGCCCATTATGATAGTTTTTAGGGAGAAAGAGGTAGAACCAGAAACAAAACCGAATCGGCCCGATCAATGCACCGCGTCAGACGGAATGTCCTCCGCATCCCGCTCCGCTTGCGCTTGCTCCTGACCACTTGACAGCAACGCACCCAGCCTACGCTCCAGCTCGCCAGCGACTGCCGTGCTGTCTCTGCTGGAAACGGTCACATCGGTTTGGTCTCTGAATAATCCGCTTGCACGGGCCAGTCCTTCGGCGGCCCTGATCTTTAACGGGTCATCGCATCCCTGTTCCATCCAGTGGCGAAACCTTTCCAGAACCCGTTCACGGTCACCAAGAGAGCGAGCCTCTTGTAGCCTACTATTCTCACCTCTTATCCCCTCAACCGTCATGGCGATATCATGGCGAGCGCACAGCTTCGATGCCTCGTTTCTAACCACCGCTGGTTTCA